TTAGCCATTGTCGTCACCTCCGTGCAGAACGTCATCAGCCGTCTGTGCATTCTTGGTGAAGCTGTTGTTCTTCCACCAAGCGACGATTGATGCGCCGACGGTGAATATGTAGGTCACATACTCCTGCCACCGGTCAATATCGATCGCTTCGTTGCGCTTGCCGAGAATAACAGCAAGCTGGCTGATGAGTGCGAGGACAAGAACGAGAGTTCTCGCCCAAGTCTGAGCTGTAACGCCCTTGAGATTGATTTTTTTCATTTGAGATTCCTCCTTAATTTTGATTGTTGATATTGATATGCTCCAAGTCGCTGATTCGGTGATCGGCGACCTTCGCTTTTTCTTCAAGCACGGGCACACGTCGAGCAAAATTGTTATGCTCCCTCACCTCTCGGGTGAGCTCCTCAATTTTTGTGTCCGTGACTGCCTGTGCTTTTTCAAGTTCCTTTGACATCTTGGCATTTGCCGCAATGTTGCTTATCACAACGCCGATAAGCGACAAAACACCCGTAATGATTGCTGCGATTATTCCTTCCATGCCGCACCTCACATCAGCCCGAGGGCTTTAAGAATTACGGCACAGATCGGCAGGATCACATTAAATGCGATCGCCGAGCCTGCGACATATATGATTGTGTCAATAAGTCTGTTTCCTGTTGGTGTCATTTTGATTCCTCCTTAAAATTCAACGAGATATTCTTCTGTGATTGTTTCGGGCGAACCTTCTGCAATCGCAACGTACATCTTACCGTTGTAAGTGTAATAGCCGTTCGGTATAAGTCGCATACCGGGCGACCAAACAAATGGATTATTAGCTGTACCGACCGGGTTATCCTGCTCGACGTATTCTGACTTTACAAGCTTATCTCCAACATAATAGTTATGCCAATCGTAGCCTATCTTGTCCGACTGCTCGATTTTCTCCGTAATACCTCCGAGCTTTTCAACCGTTTCACCCTGCACAACCTTTCGCCGTATTGCCTTAGCTTCAGACCGTTTCATCTGATACACCTCCTGTAATTATAGACAACGCCTCTTCCGCTGACAGTTCTTCGTCCTCTGTCGGCGTTATCGGAGGATTTTCGACCGTCTCATCCGGTTCGTCGAGCGGTATGGCAATGTACTTTTCAACCTCAGCCTTGTTGCCGAGCGGTATATCAACTTCCGTGAAGCTCTGCGTATTATCTCCGTTCAAGCGGATTTTGTGTCCTTCGGGCGGAAGCACCTGAATAAATCCCTGTTCTGTCTTAACAATTAACTCCATGCCAAAGTCACCCCTTTTCCTTTGTACCAAACCTCAGTCTGAGTCGTTGAGTCACATATCGTACCTTGGTGAGTAAACGCCGCTATATAATCAACTTCTGCGCCGTATTTTTTCTGCTCCTCCTCAGAAGATTGTAGATAGGTGTTGTGGCTGATATATTCGCCCGTCTCTTTGTTGCAATGGCATTTCTGATTTTTCAAATCGTCCTTGCAAGCGCTGTTCAGCGTGAGCGAGCAGGACGCTGTTTCGGCATTTATCCAATCACGGCAGCCGTTTAAAAGACTGATAATCGCCTCCATGTTTGACTTTGTGAGGTTTGAACAGTCACCCATGGCAAGGTGCCCTGTTATGGTTTTGGGCTTAATGCCGACATAGCGCAAATTTACACACCCGGCGAACATGTTAAATCCGCTTGAACCTCCACTTCGGGTTATGTCAAGCGGCGTTCCAAAGATATATTTGAGATTTGAGCAACCGTTGAATGTCCATTCCCAACCGTTTCTGTACGTGATGTCCTCTCTTTTCTCCCCTGTTTCAAGGAGTGTAAGTTCTTCCACGGGAGAATTACTGAATAGGAACGCCATGTTCGCTATATTTTGAGAGCCCATGAGCACCATCTTTTTGACATTCGTACCACTAAGCCAAAAGACTGAGCTTGTATTGCCGCTTGATTTATTAAATCCCGAATTGTCAACCCCTGACACGTTTATTTCGACGTTGCTAATCTTGCTGCTAAAACGAGTACCTGCGGAATATAATGCATTAGGCGTATCCAAATAAGGCGTAACGACAAGACCGTCAGAGTCAATATAGTCCGAAGCTTCATCATCAGCAACCGCATAATCGCCGTAAAGAATTGAGGGCGGTTGCGTAGAGCGTTCAAACAGAAAGCTGATGTGTTTGTTGTTTTCAAGGGCGCTCTTATTCTCGTCAGTTAAGACAATAAGTGCTCCGACATTTTCAATCAATTTTTCCCAATTGTCAGCTTCATAGTCCTCACCCGTTGCTTCTTTCAGAGCCTTTCCAAGCTCCGTCCTGTCAGTCTCTCTCTGCTCCGATTTCGCTTTTTCAATGACGTTTTCGCCCGAATCGTCAAGGGTCGAATTGAGGGTAAATGTGTACGGAATTGACTTCCATATGACTTTGTCACCATCCTTTAAAACAAGCTGTAATTTCAGAGTGCTGTCCGTCAGAACCTCACTCGGCAGGTCGAAGGTATCGTTTGATACATCATAATTAAAACTGCCCTGTGCGGTCTCACAGACGATATTTTTACTGTATCCCTGCAACGCAACAGGGAGACGAAACAACAGCGTCGTTGCGTTCTTCTCCCCTATCGTGCCGAGACTTGAATATTCGGGAAACAATCCCCTTTTTTCGCTGACTGTAATTCGGTTAATCATCGGTGATCACCTCGATAAAAGGCTCAATACTGATGATATCCTGCGCCGAAAGCTCAAGGTCGCTGATGTCAATCAGCTTGATATCAAGCTCGACCTCTTGGCTCTGCAAGACGTTAATATCAGTCTCAAAGCTCTTGTACTCTTCGTCCTCAAACTCGTAGATATGCTTCTCCTTATTCAAGGTACCGTACTTCTCGCAGAGCTTGATACGTTCACCGTCGTACACATTGATTTCGCCGTCAATGGCTTTAATAAGCTTTGCCAGTCTGTAGCTCTGCTTGACGGGCAATGTCCGCCCCGCAAGCCGTGAAAGTGTCTCACGGGCGTTTAAAATTTGTTTGATTGATGTTTTCATGTGTGCCTCCTTGTTAATTTTCAACAGTTATTTCACCCGTTTTAGTATCAACATACAATGCCGCTTTCCCTGCTTTTCCGCTTGCATAACTGCTCAGATAAACGTAGTTGTGTAAATATACACCCCCGTCCGGATACAAATGTATATTACTTGCGTCAATTGTGAGGTCGTGCGCTGCGGTAATAGCATCGTAATATTTATTGCCTTGGGTTAGCCCGTGAAATGTTAGATTTTCAATATATCTATTGCTTTTGGAATCAATCGTTTTTATGGTAATTCCTAACTCTGCTGCAAGAAGGTTGTTCATATACACAGAACCGTCGGTATTTATCGCAAAATTGCTTGTGTACTTATTATCGCCGAGTGATTCCCTAACTGCAAAGAAATATTCTGATGAAGATTGTGGGGCTTTAATGTGTGCGGTACAGCTACCGCATGTAGAATAAAGTTCGTTGTCCGCTATGTGCCAACCGCCCAATATAGCATTAACTGCCGTTATGGTTCCTGAAATAGTAGCATTCGTTAAATTAGCATTTTCACACGTCATAGTACCGTCTTTTGCAAGTGTAAAATTCTGTGTGTCAATAGTTAATTTATCACTTGAGATGTTGATTTCAGATTCGAGATTTCCGTTCTCATCCATCTTTACGCACATATCTATTTTAGCTTGTACGGACTTTTCGGTATCTTCCGCCGACGGCGTCCAATCGGTAGCAATGTTGCCTTCTTCAAGCTTAAATGAGGAAAGATCAACTCGGTATTGTGTGCTTGCTAAACAGTCTGTAAAGAAAAGCATTATATAAAAATGACTGATTAGGCCTGTAATCTTGAAAGTCAATACATATTTCTGCCATGAGGTTGTAAGCGTCGGCGTGACACTGCGGTTTAAGTCCAGAGAAACCGATGCACCCTCTCCGGCATAAATCGCAGATGAAGCAACAAGATTACCCGGGTATGAGAATGCACCGTCTGTTTTAAGCCAAAATGACAATGTATATGTCGTATTCGGCTTGACCTTATCAACAGTGCTCTGACCGAGGATATCAGACTCAACAAAACGGATACCCCTTGTTATTCCTGTATCTCCGCCTGTCGAATCAGCGGTAAAAATCACTTGACTGTATTTCCCCGACGGTACATATGTATCGGGGTATGACGGATATATCAACGCTTTGTCGACCTTATATTTCGTCGGTGTGAATCCTGCAAAGCACTCGGAATTCAGCAGAATATTTCTTGTGCCGATTTTCAGGTTTTCCTCAACCGATAGCGTAATCTTGTCCGACTGTGCTTCAATGAGCGAATTACATCGCTCCTCGGTGATGTATCCTGCGTCCCGAATATTCTTAATTGACTCTGCCTGTGTTGAAAACTTTTCGGCGGTCTGATTGACGAATGTATTGTATGTGCTGTTCGCCACATAGTTTTCCTCAACCTCCGTTTTCAGCACCGTATATTGGCTTGTTGCCGCCGAAGCAGTTGCTTTTATCTGCGCTTCAAGATTGTTCTTGGTATCAACTATTTCGACCTTAATACCGTTTATGGTTTGAGTAAATTCGGAATACTTGTCGTCAGATTCCTTGACGAGTGCCGTGATCCTCTGCTCCTGCTTGTCAACCTTGATCATGGTTTTCTTCAGCAGCTTATCAGATGCCGACTCTGCCGCCGAATAGTCAGTTGATGTAGCCTGCGGAGCTTCGAGCTTCGACTTTTCTTTTACTCCTTGGCTGACAGTCATATCGGTACGCATAAAGATTGTTTTGTACTCTTTTTCGTCACCGATCGTACCGCCTGTGCGTTCACAAACCTTGAGAGTGAATATATCACCGAAATTAAGGAAGCCGATGCCGAACGAGTCGAGCTCATAAAGGTAATACTCCGTGCCTGTTACGTTATCATAAATACCTTTCGCAAACTGCTTTCGGTATTCGTCGTTGCTTGAGTCCTCAATAAGCTCGACGTTCGATATTTTAACCGCTGTCTGAGAATCCGAAAGGTTTGACGGATAATAGACATTATCCTCCTGCGGCTCTCGGGAAAGCACAACGCCCTTGACGGGTCCGTACTTTGCACCGATTGTCACACTTCGGAGGTTGCTCTCGTCAATCACATAGCCGCTCTCGGTCGGCTTGATTGCATAAAGCTTAAACGGATCGCCGCCGAGTGAATTCTTAAACGCAAACGTCACGCCCGAAGCCTTTGCGATTTCGTCAAGAATATCACGGTATGTATAAGCCGCTTCGGTGCTGTCGTTCTCAATGTCAAGATATTTCTCGCTTGTGATCACCTTATCGGCGTTTGCCATTAAATTAAAACTGTTTGTATCGTAATTGATACCGAGCTTATTTAATATAGCAATAAGATAGTTTTTAACGGTAATACCGCTTTGCCACAATGATGCAGTATATGGCCGCATAGACTGATAAAGCTCATCGTAAGCAATTACGCTTGTAAGATTTTGTGCCGCATCATATTCGGGAGCTTCTGCGATATAAAATCCGCCGTAACCGATTGTTACACTGTCACCCTCCGGGTGTGTTGCTTTGATTTTGAGGCTGTCAAGCAGCAAGCCTTTTTTTGCTTTTGCTGTCCAGTCGCCTTTGAGCTTAACCTCAAGACAACGCATCACGGAGCGATAAAGCGCACCGTCAAAGTAATACCGTATTTCATTGATATCTTCCTGGGTAATGTCGGCTATGTGGGCATACGAACTGCCGTTTTTACGTTCCAGCTTCATGGTCGCTTCAACAGTCTTGCCCATTACCTCCATTATTTCCTGTATGGTTTTGCTCATGATTTCGACCTCCTGTTATTGGCAACGATACTAAATTGCATTGAGTCAAATGTGCTTTTACATTGGTACGACTGTACGCCGTTGCTCAATGTTCCGAGCGTACCGTATTTATCCCAATGCTTTATCTTGTTGGTAACATCGCCAAAATAAAAGCTTGCGGTTTCAAAGCGCTTGCGTTCGGTGCAGTACGCTCTGACGGTAGCTTCGGTCTGATTAAGACATTTACACAAAATGGCACGCTCGTCGGCATTTTGTTTTCCGATTGTCACCTGCAACTTCGGAAATATACCGATAAGCGTACCTTTTGATGAGCCCGTCATACTGCGCCCCGTATCATCTCCCCACAGCTTATAGTCGCTGAGCGACGCATCTTTAATTGTACTCGGGAAAGCATACCACGTTGAGCCGCATTTGATTGCAAAAGGCTGCGTGCAGTTTTTTATAGTGGTATCTGTATATGTTTTTATCATCACAAAACACCTCCGTTTGTGGCAAAGGCAAATCGTGAATCGTACTTCTTGTTTGATGAATTTACATCCTTGCCGTCAATCGTAATGCGGTTGACAACGTTCATTGATACTCTATCGGCAACCTTGTCAACGAGCATATCCATCCACTCGGTGTTGTTCTGCAACGGGAGGATAGCCTCCGCTCCTGCTTCACCGGCAATAATCGCCTGACCTCTGCCCGGGTTATTTACAATACCGCCTTTTGCAAGACGGGGAAGATGAGCGTAAGGAATATTAAATCCCAAAGAGCTGCCGCCATAGGTCGGTACCCAGTTTGGAATTTTTATACTGAATGAATTCAGCTTTGAAACGATATTGTTTATCGTACGCTCGACAATATCGATAACTCCGTTCAGAGCGTTTCTCATTCCCTGTTTTATACAGTCAAATTTTTTGCTCCACCATTCTTTTTTGAACACATAACCGATATGTGCATTCCAAAAAGCTTTAATTCTTGCCCATGTATCTTTTACGGTGTTCAAAATCAAATCGGAGTTAATGGTTTCACCTGTTTTAAACGCTTTTATTCCCGATAGAATTAGCGCCAAGCCTAAAGGTAAGCTGACACCTGTTGCACACAGAAGGATACCGACGACTATTGCGCCTGCATTTAATAAGTACATTTTCACGGTTTCCATTGTAGCCTGGATTTCGTTTTTCATTTTTTCCCAATCAAGCGCTTCGTCTGATTTTATTGCTCTGACACCCTCAATAATTAAGCCTACGCCCAATGGGATACCAACTCCCGAACAGCAAAGCAGAACACCGACCACCATCATAAGATAACCGGTGATAATGTTTTTAACCCTTGTGAGCGCTGCTTCAATATGAGTTTTAATTGCTTCCCAATCAAGTGTTTCTTCCGATCTGATCGCCTTAATCCCTTCAACGATTAAGGCAATACCAAGAGGCATGCCTACGCCCGTCGTAAGTAACATTATTCCGAGAACAATAAGAAAGGACTTCAAAATTACTTGCTTGATTTTATCCAGTACGACCTCAATTTTTGCTTTTATACCATCCCAATTTAAGGCTATTGCAGTTGCTATCATTGCAACACCTAAAACAATTAAAGCGATTCCCAGCGGATATTGCTGAGCAATGCACAGGATAATTCCCAGCGCCAAGAAAGCAGTACCTGCAATTCCCATTATGGCAGAAATCATTTTTTGCGCTTCTTCGGATAATTGACTCCAATTCCCCAAGGCTTTCGCTTCAAGGACTATACCCGCAATAAGGCAGGCAATGCCCATAGGATATTGCCCCAGTGCAAGTAATATCAAGCCTATTGCGATCATCGCCCAACCTGCAATAATCATAAGTTCGTTAAGGTGTGCCTTGATATTTTCGCATATCTGTTCAAACTTTCCGCCGCTGACATCGGGAAGATCAAGCAATGCGGCAGGGCTTTCTGACTCGGTATCTGCTGCATTCAGATTATTTGCCGACTGAACGTTCTTTTCATCAAACGACGCAAGCTGTAAATTTGCTTCTTTCGTCGCCTTTGCATTTTTCTTTGTAGCTTCAGTTTGCTTGTTAATCGCCTTTGCATTGTACTGTGCCGCCATATCAACGCCTGTAAGCACCTTGACGAACAGATTTAAGTATGCAAAGGCATATTTCAGCCAATATACCACCCGTTCTATTACGGGAGCTAAAGCGTTTGCAAATGCACCTTTCATAGCGGTTACGGTATTGTTAAGCTCCTCATTGTCGGAAAGCACCTGACGAATAGCATTCTTTACGGCATAGAATCCCGCTTGTGCGCCGAAAATTGCAAGCGTATATTTTGCCATGCTTTTTACTGCGCTTTTCATGCTTGCACCGAGCTTTTTGGCACCGGAATTCGCCGTATCAAAACCGCCTTTTGACGAGCGTTTAAATTTGCCTGCACTGGCTATGAGTGCGTCATACTGCTTTTTAAGCTTCTGATATTCCCTGTTTGCGCTCAATGCATCCGAGCCGTCAATGCCTTTCTTCGCTGCCAATTTCGCCGTTTTCTGCTCAATCGTCTGCATTTTTGCTTTGACCTTTTCAAGTGTCGCTTCGTACTGCTCGGCATTCTTGATTTTCGATACAAAATCATCACCTGCGACCGTGCCGGAAACGTCGGAATTGATTGATTTAATATCGTCTTTCTGCTGTTTTTCGGCAGCCTTGATCTCTGCTTGTCTTTGTCTTTCAAGCTCCTTTTGCTGTTTTTCGGCAGCTATTTTTTCTTGTTTGGCTTCATATTCGGAAATAGCCTTATTGAGATTGTTTTGCTCTGCCACAAGATTTTTTGTTTGTTCCTCCTCCAGCTTGAGAAGGTTAACAACCTGTTCCTCCGTTTCTGCCTTTGGAAGCAGTTCGTCTGTCTGAGCTTGTATTTTTTCAACCTCTGCGTTGATTTCTTCAAGTTTTTTCTTTGCTTTTGCAAGCTGAGAATTATTTATAATCTCAATCGGATTTGTTTTGATATTCAGGCTTTCCGCAATGCTTTCAAGGTGCTTTTTAGTGCCGTTACATATCTTATAGACATCTTTCAAGCCTTTTTCAAAGCCCTTGGTATCGAGTTTCGTTTCAACTCTTATTGAACCGTCCGCCGCCATTTAACCACCTCCAAACAGAGCGTCAAACTCATCAATTTTTTCCTGTTCCTCCGTTGATATTCTCTCCGGAAGCTTCAACCGTTCTTGTGCCTCAGCCATTTTTGACCGCTGTATAGGGTCTTTGATTTCGTTCAAATCATAATTCCTGATTTCACGCACTCTCGACAGTATGCAATGCTTGTCAAGCCCCTGTACAAGATCGTTAAACTTCCACCAGTGCATATTGACCTCATCAAGATCAACCCCGTAGCAGCTCTTAAAGGACGCCTCAATAAAGCCTTCATCCTCGTTTACGTCAAAATCGGGCGGCTCGTCGGACTTATTTTCCTGCTTCTGTCCGCAAGTCAAGAAAAGCGAAGCCTTATCAAGGAACGCCTCACCGTTTTCAAGCGGAACAAAGCCGAAAAGCTTATAAATAACCGCTAAAGCTCTTTCCTGATCAGATATGGTATCATCATTGATGATCTCGTAACATTCCTTTGCGACACGGTAATCGGTGTTTATCGGATAAATATCACCGTTGATTTCTGCGTGTGTAGGGTACACGTTAAATCACCTGCTTGTTCTTTGCGCTCTTATACTTGTCCTCAATTCTCTTGACAATGGCCTCGTCGGAAAGCCTCATCTTCTCAAGGTGAGATTTTCCGTCAGCCTGCGGACGGTCAAGCTCATCAAACAAATCATCGAACATTTCAAGATAATTGCTGTCGCCGAAAATTTTCTGACAGCCGCCTTCGCCGAGGAAACCGTCCATCGCCGTGCGCATCTTGCTGTATGCGTTCTTCCATGCGTTCATTCTGTCACGCTGATTTCTGCTCATAAGGTCATTTTTGCCCTTGCTGTCCTTCTGCTTATCAATGATGATAAGACGGGTTTTCAGGTCATTCTGTATCTTGTTGACGTCGTTAAACGCTTTGTCAAGCTTAAACGGCAGTTCAAGGTCACCCAACTGAAAAACAATCGTATCTCCGTTGTCATTGACCTGAATTTCATAAAGATCTTTACGCTGAATCCTTAACTGTTCCATAATATCCTCCTATAAAAAGAAGAGGGAGCATATAGCCCCCTCCCGATTATGCTGTTGCTCCGACAGTGATAACGCCGCCTGCGACGGTTACATCAACCTCTGTCGGGTCGCCGTTAAATCCGATTTTATACTTGATTTTAGCGATTTCGCCGCCTGAAAGATCAAAATCGGAAACTGTTACTGTTGCATTGAACTTCTGACCCTTGCCGGTGCCCGAACCGTCTGTAATGTTCATGTTGTAAATATCAACCAAAACTGCGGTTGTTTCACAATCCGAACCCGTTTTCAATCCTCGTCTTATTCCGTCGACATAATCAAAAATCGGATCGTCCTTGATTGCAGTCTGTTCGATATCCGAAGAAATCTCGTAACTGTCAACCGAGGTTGTCGCATTGTCCTCGTCAACGTATGTTTCGGTTGTGGTTTTCGGGTTATAGCTTATCGGCAATGATGTTACGCCCTTACCGATACGCTTGTAGTCCGGTGATGCCGCCGTGCCGATATTAAGCAGCACCGCCGACTTACTGGATTTTACTTTTTCCATTAAAGTCACTCCTTATCATAAATTAAGCGGCACTGTATTTGATAGCGGGAATTTTTCAAATCACCCGATATATCAAACAGGTAGCCGCTTGAAATTGCTTCAATTTTCAAGGGCGTCAAGCCCTCTCTTAATTCAGGGAGATTGTCGGTCTCCGTGCATTTTTCCAACCATTCCTCAAAGTCCTCAAAAAATCCGCTGTTGTCAATGTTGTTGCGAACCTCATCGCTGTAACTGAGACGTGCCGCAAAGGTGAACATAAACTGCCTTTCCGACGAACCGTCAAGATATTTTTTTCGAATCGTTTCCGACGGCACTTCTTCGACCGAGTATGTGTCGGGGTCAGCTGGGAGGAAATCAACATTGACACGCGCCAGCTCGTTTAAAAACGGGCAACTCATAATAAACCTTGTTACGCTTTCGATTATTGTCAT